ATAGTATAAGCAACACAGGAGTTGACAATGATTAGAGTTTTTAACAGCGCATACTTCCGTGAAACAGGAGACGAGCGTTTCATTCCTATGGATGAGGTCAACGTAGTAACACAGAAGATAGACTACAATGGCGCTCCTTACATCCTGTTCGAGCACAAAGACTATCCACTAGGTGGCTTGTATGCGTGGTTTGATGGCGCTTACTGGCAATGTGATTTAAACTAAGAGGGCAACATGGAAAACTTACTTGCAGCATTGATCTTAATCTCCGCACTTGAAGGAAACACTCAACCAGCGCAGGGATATAACACACAGAGCCAATACGCTCCTACCACAACCACGCAACAAGGACATGCCTGTGGCACATATGTGGTAACCAATCGTCAGCGCATGGGTCAAGTTCTTATGCAGCGCATCAACACTTGCTCAGGTGCAGTAATGAGCCAGTGGTGGCAAAAAAAATAAAAAAAGTTGAGTGTGCCTCTTGACATTTGCTAAACGCACACTATATTAATAGTATAACAAGACAACGAGGGTTAAGATGTCTACAGATTTACGCAGCAGCACACAAGATGTAAGCCTAACACGCTTTTGGGCAGGCTTAGAGCAAAAAGTCCAAGTGACTACACCACGCCCAAGCAACCTAGGTCCGCTTACCACAGCAGACAAAATGTTTCAATCAATACAGCTTACACGAGACGAGGCCCGCAGCCTTGCATTGGACTTGTTCCGTTTTGCTGAAGGTCAAGAAGTGGAGGATGTGTAATGGACTACAGAGATCTAGCACTTGAAATGATAGAAGAGGGCATGGTAGATGCTCACTACATGTTGATCGCTTGTCTAAAGTATATGAGTCAAGATGAGGTTAAAGACATGCTCACCGTCAATGAATACCTGTCAGACTGGGAGCAAGCGTATGCAGACCAATGACATCCTAGAACGGCTGGACAACCTGTTGGATGATGTAGACGAGTGCATCCAACAGTTACCGCTCAAGCCGGAACGCAAGCGGCAGTTGGCCTCAATGGTATACGAACTGTGGATGCAAGTAGAAGATGATGTAACAGTACCTCCGGGAGACTTTGACTGATGTATATTGTAAAAGACTATCTAACTGGCGAGACTGTTGCTGTAGTAAGCCGCAAGGCAGATGCTGTAGCAATGATTCGCACCAACCTAGACGACAAACGTTTGATCATAGAGAAGGCACGAGTATGAAAATGAATGCACGCCAAGTCCAGCAGCTTATGGGCTATCTTAGAAATGTAGCAGAAGTAGATCCCAACGATACTATCGCCAACGGTGCTAGTCAAATCGCATACGAACTAGAGACAGTGAAGCTGCCGTTTGACACTGATACACTCAACGAGAAACGTATGGCCATCCTGCGTTATGCGTACAGCAAGCGTGAACAGTACATCAAACACCCTGAGGCACGCCATGCAGTGGATCTTCTAAGAGTTGAAAAACCTAGAAAAAAGTTACGCAAAAAGGTCGTAATCTAAAAAACTCACACTATATTAATAGTATAAGCAAACAGACATAGAGGGTAAAACATGTCATACACTGTAGCAGAACTAAAGAAGATCATCGATGAAGCCAAAGCTGTAGCATATGCAGAAGCTGACGCATTTGAGAACAAGTACTTCCCAGATGGTGGCTGGGGTGCATGTGGCTTTGCTTGGGTAGACATCTTCCGTTACAATGACAAGCCTATCAAAGGCAATACCAAGATGGGTCGTGCGCTAAAGGCAGCTGGCATAGAGCAGAACTGGCAGCGCACATTCAGCATATGGAATCCCAGCAAGTATCCTACACAGAACATAGACACACTGGAAGCTGGCGCCCGTGCTGCTGCTAAGGTACTAGAACGCTACGGCTTTACTGCATACGCAGGCAGTCGACTAGATTAAACGGTCGTTGCTCATTATCTCCTTAGGTTGTTGATAGGAAGTCCGCAGTGTTTGACCGTGCTGCGGATTTTCTTTTCTCGGTCGGTAGAGAAAAATAAAAAAATTTTCTGGTCGGGGGGTCGCATATTATATAATAAAATCAAGCACTTAGCAAGCGTAGTAGTGGGGTTGCAAAATCACCACCTGCGATCCATAAGTACTTCTCTATAATTTTTCGTAGCGCAAATTTTTTTGGTTGCAGGACCCTTTTCGAAAGAAAGCGGCTCTCGGACCCTTTTCATAAATATTGTATGCAAATACTACAAGGATATATCAAACGTCATACCAGTTCAGGTGCTGTAATAAGTTCACGCTATAGAGGCACAGACGCTATAGCACCAGGTTGTACACTAGCAGTGAATACCAACGTGTATTACACTTATGAAGAGTCGGCAGGTCGTCGTCGTGCAACACGAGTAGAAACTGCTCCATTTGATTTAGACGACTAAAAATCTCATCTACTGCGAGCTGACGAAGTCGAGTCAACGAGCTGTTCAGCTGTGCTGAACTTATAAATACCATATGAATCATTGGTTTGTTTGGGTACACCGTACAAGTGAAGATCCTTTCAACTATCCCTATTTTGGGAAGGTTCAGTATTTTCGTACCGAGCTCATGTACCACGATTTTGCCATAGTAGAACATCCAGATTATCCCGGACCATATAGAGCACGTTTTATAGCTACACATGTTAAGGAGCACATGATCAGCTATGTAGCGTTGAAATATGGTGATGTATGCTTTGAGTATACACCTTTAAATGGCATAAAAGACTTAACCATGTCGTTAGGCACCGTATGACACGTCGATAGGTACCGTACGAAGCGGTGAGTGTATTTTTTCTTTTGTGTAGAGGAATAGTATTGTGGCTTGTGATTGCGCTGAACCGCAAGCAGCTTCGCTGCTGTTAGGAAAATGCGTTTACCGCAAGCGGCTTTTGGGCCAGTGCGTTTTGTATACGGGTTCACGGGCGCAAACTCTCGGGCAATCTATTGTGTATGTACTCATCACTGGTTTTGTGTAGCCAGTGCGCATGGTTAAGTTGTGCTATGTGTAGTGGATAAGCCATTTCTTGTTGGAAGTCTTCTTTGCTCATTTGTGCCCAACGCAGTATTCGATCTCTACACAGTCTATAGCGTTTAGCAGGATCTCTACAAGCATCCACATCCGTATCCCAAGGATAACTGTGATAACCTCTTGGTTGGAGATTTGCGCTTTCCCAATGACAGTGTGCAAATGTTATGTGTGGTCTAGCAACAGCATAAGCTCTGTAGGTTTTTTCTGTGGGACTGTGCTGTCGTTGATTGGGATATGATTCTGTGATTATGTTTAGGCAACCTTGAGCACTGATGTCAAACAGACTGCGATCTTGAAAGCTAATGGGTTCACCTGGTGCTTCATGCGTCTGTGGATTGCGATAAAACTCAGCTGCACTGCGTTCTATATCTGAATCTAAATAGTTGATTGGATCATTGCCGCCTGAACGTATCACTTCTAAATCCATTTCTGCTGTGTCAAAGTTGTGATAGTTTCTGTTGCCCATGGTGTGATATGCCGTGTGTCTATATGCTCTTACCGTCATTAGATCTGTGTACAGTGCTGCTCGCATTTCATGTGGACGTCTATTTAGACAGGTAAATCGTCGATCAGGCTCAGGTAGATCTCCTGCACAGTGCCATTCTTCAAACCACAGTCTAGGTTGATGTTCCCAATAGTCGTATACGCCCCATGTGAGATCAGGAAACAGTCGTTTGCCACGATCTCGTAAACTGTCACTGCACACAATCACAGTGATTTGATTGGGTCTTATTCTGTGACGTTTTACCCACTTTCTATATGTGTGTTCATAACTGGATTCATATGCTCGTGTGTATTCACTGGCTGCCATTATCAACACCGTGCTGCCTGGATGCTGCACAAGATTTTGTATTACCGCTTGAGGCAAATCCTGTTGAGGTTGATCCACATGCCAGCGTTCCAGTTCTAGTCCGTGTATTTCAAACAAGGTGTTGGGCAAACCAGGATCTTCTGTTTCTGGTATATCCAATCCCCACAGTCTGGGAGTGGGTCTGTTTCCGTCTAAACTGTACCAATAATCATACTTCATTTGCTAACCTTATGATTTTTTTTGCTGCTCGTTGATTGTATCTATCTTCAAGTAGGCTGTTTCTGTTGTGTGCAATTTTATCTCGCAGTAGTTGCACAATCTCACCAGGCTCCCAATCAAAACGAATGCTGTCAAACTGACTGCATATTCTTTGTTGCATGTTGGGTATGAGATCTGTGCTCATATCAAACAGTTCTGTGTATGGTTCACAACCCAGTTGTGCTAGATCTGTGTTAGCACCACATTCGCCTATGATCACAAATGGGTGTCCGTACAGTATGGCTCGAGCAGTTTTTTCTGTGTAGAATCTCATGGTTGAGTTTTCTGTGGAATATTCACTTTCTGTGACTATGCTGAAGTTGCTGTCTCTGTACAGTTTCCAGGGGCGTAAATCTGCACTACCACCTGCACCTAAATCTCGTTTGGTATCTAGTGTTCTTTGCACACCTGAGTTTGTGTAAGTGTCGGCGCACAAAGCATATTGGTTGATGTATTCTCTTTCGTATGTCACAGGGTTGCTCACAAAACCTTGATCTATTTCGCCAAGTCTTTGCAGGTGATACAGTGCAAGGTGACGGTGCGGTGCTAGGTGCATTCTGCGATTAAAGCACACATATTTTTTTGTTTTAGGTCTAGTGAGCCAACTGTGATCAAACTCTGTGTAGCGAACTCTACTAAACTCACTCCATCCAAACACACCAAGTGCGTGTATTCTTTGAGAATCGGGTATGTGATTTTTTTCAGCCCATGCTGCATACACACGATGTTCATGTAGATTACTGGTGATATAAAACACATGTTTGGGATTGATTTCACTCATGTTTAACGTGTGATGTATGTGCGTGTACACATCTTCTGTGAGTCTACGATAACGATGTTCAAGATCATTTTTTATAATGATTCTGACATCAGTTTTTTGTAGTGCTGGCCAATACTGTGAGTGTATCATGCATCTTGGTTCAGCATCAAACTCTGCTGCACTGATGGGTCTTTTTTCACGTAGTTCGTGTACACAATCTGTGATTGTATACCAAGTGTGATTTTCTAGTTCACGATTGTATTTAGGATGCGGATACGGAGAATACAGTTCTCTTCTAATCACAAAGTAACCACTATAGTCTTGCATGGAGTATTTAATAAATAAGTTTGATGAGATGGATGGGTTTGGTTTTGATATTAGGGGCTTGCGGACCAAGTGTAAATGACAGTGTGGTCACTGCACAGCCTTATATAGGTCTTAGTGAAAGAGCTGATCGCAAACAGATACGTGAGTTTGTGGGTGTTGATCCTGTGCGTACTGAATGGTGTGCTGCTTTTGTTAATGCCGTGTTAGAACTAGACGACATACCCAACTTGAATGATCAAAGCAACTATCCTCCATTAATGGCACGTAGTTTTCTTTATTGGGGAGAACATGTAGAACGTGCTGATATACAACGTGGAGATGTTGTTGTTTTTCCAAGAGGTACACAAGGCTGGCAAGGACATGTCGGTTTCTATGTGGAAACACAAACACACAACGACCGAGAATACTGGGTAATACTAGGCGGGAATCAAGAAAACCAAGTGCGCTATGATTTGTTTGATCCTCGCCGTGCAATAGGTATTAGGAGATGGTCTCACCCAACTGATGTCGCTTCCATTGAGAGAAAGTCCATAATCGAGCGTCTACACAATTAATATAGTCGCTGTTGTTTTGATGACGTATCACACCTGAGCCGCTAACAATGTCTCCGTCTCGGTATTGAAATGGACGTTGTATAGTAACATCCACATATTCGCCATAGTTGGTACCCAATGTTAAGAACGTAACGTAGCGTCCGTTTTTACCACGGAATGTTCTACCGTTGGCAATAACACCTGCAAAGTTCACACGTTCTAAGAAACGCTGCTGTACACCTAGTCCTGTTGGAAATCCTCTATGCCACCAACCAGGCTCGCTGAGCAGATTTCTTCTATGTGCTTCAGTTTGGTAGACCCATCCTCTATAGCTTCCTTGGCAGTGCTTGAGGTTGGCTCTCCAGAATGCTTCTGGGTTGTGTGCTTTTTGGTATGCAAGTGCCCAGATGAGTCTTCCGAGATTAACAGCATGAGCGCGGCATAGTCCGAAACCGGATAACTCCTGTAGTGCAGCCATTGCCTGTGCTCTTCTTGGATTGCTACCCATTCTTTCCACAAACTCCAAAATCTTTTCGTCATTCTTTTTAGCAAATGCTCGTCTGTAGCTGTCTGCTTCATATCCATCTACTCCTATAATACTACTTATAATCTCAATAGCATCGTCTTCAAACACAATGCTGTCTTGTACAGCTTCTTGGCTCCAATCTTGGAACACTGCTGCTTTTTGTCTTCCGCTCATTGCTACGGGTCTTACAAGGGCTGTAGCAAACACACAGTCCTGCACACACGTAGGTTGTATTGCTCTAAACAGTCTACGCATTGCAGGGCTTTCCCCTTGTGTAACACCCAGTACATCGCCTCTAGCAAGCAATGCTGCTGTTGCTTCATCTGTTTCTGGATAGTCTTCTAGTGCAGTATGCGGGTCTATTTCTAGTAGTTGACTCAAGCCTCTGTTGGCTAGGATGTCGACTTTGAGGTGTTCTAAGTCCTCAACTTCGTGTTTGTCTAATAATATTTGGTTGTCTTCTGATATAAGTGATTTTGGTAGTTTTCTAGTGAACATTACGATGCCTCCACAGTGTTTTGATATTGCTCTTTTTTTGCCTAATAGTTTGCGTTCAATGCGTTTGGCTTCTGTAGGATCTACTCCTACACTTTCATATGTAAAGTTTCTAGGAAGTCTACCTGTGGCACCAAGACGTTTGGCTGCCTCACGTCTAGCACTCTTTGGTTTGTACGTGACATAGTTGCTCAACCTTGCCGTCATGCCGGGCCACTTTTTGAATATGCGATTCATTACTTCTGTCTGTCGCCAATGTTCAAAATCAATATCAACATCCGGCAGGTCGTCACGGAGTGGGTTCATAAACCTCGCCACAGGTATCTTCCACTTGATGGGATCCACGTCTGTAATGCCCAACAAGTAACACACTAGACTACTGCCCGCCGATCCACGTGTCATGTGTTTGATATCGGTGGTAAGGTCTATAATGTCACATATTTGTATGAAGTAATCTGTGAAGCGAAGTTTGAGTATAAGTTCAAACTCTTCAGCAAGTCTCTCTTGGTATATCTGTTCCTGTGGAACTGGCCTTTTAAATCTTTTTAATAGCCTTTCAATGTTTTCTAAATCTGTTTCCATATTAGCCTCTTGTAGTCTTTTATAATGCCTAATGCGTTAAACGCAAGTTATTTAGCATTGACTACAACTGCTATTGTAAATTATTGATAAAGTTTTTTAACTGTGTTGTACTTGCTTCTGCTTTGATTTTACCTACAGTATCGCCCTCACTTGGATCTTGTTTCTCAACTGCCGGAGACCCATTACCACGTTTGATTTGATCAAACACTGTGCTCTTACGCTTCTGGAACTCTTGATATTCTTCGTCCTCACCCAAGTCACGTATACGCAAACTATCTACGTCGAACTCCAAATCAATCTTTTGTCCTACACCCGAACTACTACGTGTTTTCATCAACTGTATTTGATAACGTCCACGTTCACGCATTGCTCTACTTGTAAAGATACCAATCAAGTTGTCTGCTGTATTGATCTTTGAAATACCACCTGATATGTGGCTGTGGTCAAACTCAATCTCTTCAACGCTACTTCTGTTTAACTGCGATGCTGTAACAAACACTGTGTTCAGTTCCATAGCCAAGTTGCGCAGTTCTTCTGACACATACTTGTCCTTAACAAACAAGTTTTCTGCTGAAATCTTAACAGCATTTGGATGCATCAAGTCCAAGTAGTCTACTAGCACAACATCAAGTTTGCGTCCTGTTTTGATTTCATATTCTTTGATATATGCTCTCAAATCATTTGCATTCTTACCAGTTGGCATATACTTGACTTGAAATGCTCCTGCCTTCTTGCCAATCATTTTAACTTTCATTTCAACATCGTCAATGCTTTTGAAAATATCACGACTTGCAATGTCAGTT